CCTGCCGATAACTATCTCGCCTTCAGGTACGTGCCTTCTTGCATCAAAATTCTCACTATATCCAGCCGCCGCCGCAGTGTTCTTAGTGATAGACACATAGTCGCGCATGGTAGACTGCGAGATACCTAGTACCCCCGCAGCCCTTGCTGAGTTGCGACCGCAGTTCTCCCAGACTTGCATAGCTTCACGATGCCGATCTGTCTTAGCGTAATCAATTAAATCGGACATCTACTTCTCTCTCTGTACGCCTTTAATTTTCTCAGCAGTACGCATACCACCTAAGCCAAGCATACCAAACAACACTGGCATCATGGTTTCCATGTCGATTAAATCTATATGCAAATCAACGCCACCAAACTCTAATCCTGCGTTAATTAGTGGCAGTAATATAAAATTCATTAACATAGCCAGACTGCACACCCATCCAATTGAGGGTCTCCATCCAGCTACAAACATAGAAGTATGAGCCGCCTCTACAGCGTTTAATTGTATCTGCGCCTTAGCTTGCTCATTGGCTTGCTTGTCAGCAATAGTGGCTATCTCATGTGCCAGAGCTGCCTTCTGGTCTTTGTCCTCGATGAACTTATCAAGGATGCCAGTAACAGGCGCAATAAGGCTTTGTGCTAATTGTAAGATCATAGGGATACCCTCAGAACTGCCATAGTACAGGCAAATAGAATTGTGCCGATAAAGGCGAAGCCAAGACCGTCAATGATTAGACGCCCACCTGTCCATTGACTAATACCATTAGCAAAAACAGGTGTGTCATTTATGCTTCCAAGCGAGGATCAACCCAATCAGGACATAACTCCCATGCGTCATTGACGTAGTTGTACTTGCAGCCGAACCAATCGTCAGGCTCTGTAACGCCTTCAATTAGTGTAGAGTTATTAGCGTTAAGGTCGCCAATGATGAAGTCCAAGTTAGCAGGGTCGCCTACTTCGATGTGGTCGTCTTTTACGCTGACTTGCTTGTCGTCAGCAAACAGGTACTTGGAGC